GTGTTTCTTCCAATTCAGAATTATTAAAGTCAAATGTCTGATTTAAGTTTTGCTCAACAGGCAGTGAGTGGTAGAAGTTTCCAATAAAGTATGGGAATTGTGGCGCTCTATTCGATGTAGCAACTGTAGCGTGATATGCATAGACACCGTTAGGGAATTCTGGAGTCTTTTCAAATCTACCATTGTATTCATCAAGGTCTGCAGAATTATTGTAAAGATAATCTTCTACAAAGAAACCTGATGTGAATGAAGATGGTCTATCAACAACATTTGAAGTTGAAGCAGTATATCCAGATTGAAGTAGTTTTACTGTAGAGTTTACATCATCAGCATCCGTATATCCATAGGGACCGTAGATTGGGTTGCCATCAAATGCCCATCCAATGATTGGTGAGTGCTGATTTCCGTCATCACCAAATACATCATTGCCGATTGAAGTTGAATATCCAACATATGCATACTCAAGACCCTGAGCATTGTCTGGATTTTCAATAACAATCTCAGTATCAAACTTACTAAACTTATTAACAGTAAGGTCTCTTACTGATGCTTCAAGGATAGCATTCCTTCCATTTGGAGATACAGTGATAGTTGTGTCACTACCATATCCAATTCCAGGATTGACAATGACAACACTGGTAATCTTACCAGAAGAAACAACCGCTCTGAGTTTTGCTCCTGCACCAGCACCCTTTACAGTCAACAGTGGAGCAGATGTATACTCAGTGCCAGCATTTGCAATGACAACACTGCTAATCTTACCTGAGGAAATGATTGGGGTTAACTCTGCATCCTTTCCAATTTCCACAGAAACATTTGGTCTCTTGTGGAAGTTGAGGACAGTGGACCCATATCCAGTGCCATTCTCATAAAGATTTACACTTTCAATAGAACCTCTGACGATTGGAGTAGCAGTAATACTATCTGAAGAGTTGTTATACTCTGCATTGATTGTTACTGTGATATCTTTGTATGAGAAGTTTTGATATCCTACACCAGCAGAAGTAAGATTGATGTGCTTTCTTCTTGTGAAGTTGGTTTGAGTGTCGGTTAAACGGAATGTATCATCATCGACACGTATGACATAATACTCATTACCACTAGTCAGTCCACCAATGACAGTGCCAGCAGTAGTGTAGACAACTAAATCGCCATCAGCAAAACCATGATTTTCTGTTGTAATAGTATCCTCAATAGTTGATACTTGTGATGGACTTGCAATCAGTCTCTTATTAGTATATCCACTACCAGGATTTAAGACTTTGATTGAAGTCAAAGTCTTTCTTGCCTCAAAAGTCTTAAACTTGTGAGTGCCTTGTGAAGTTGCTGAAGTGAAACCTACAGTGTTAATACCAGACTGATAAGACCCGAAGGATTGATACAGTTTGATATTAGTTGAATTAACTACCTCTGCATAATATACAGACCCACTAATCAGGGTGTTTCCAGTTGATGCATTACTTCCACCATAGCTTCCAATGCCGATAGCAGTATTGCCATTTCTATTATAGACAATGGCATCGCCATCCTCTAAGTTGTGATTTGATGGGAATACAATAACATCGTTAGTAAAGTCAATAGACCCACCGATTACGGAAGAGCTTCCATTAAACTCAACTTCTCTATATCTTGTTTCTACGATTGGTTTTAAAACTGCACCACTACCATTACCACCTTCGATTGTTACTGAGGTAACATCTTTGATATCAAAACTTTGTGGGTCAACAATAATATCTTCAACAACACCAGATACAACAGGTCTGACTAAAGCAGTTGTTCCTGAAGCAGGTGCTGAGATTTTGATTGTTGGTGGATTGATTACATCATATTCTTTACCACCATTGTATACATCGACAGAAGATACAGGACCATAGTAAATCTTATCTTCAGACTTATAGTTTAATACCTCAACACCATTAACCAGAAGACCTGTGGACCCTGGAAGAGTTTCGGTTTTGTTTCCAATCTTGATATTTTTCTCTGCTGGAAACTTCTTAAGAAGTTGCTGAGGATATACCTTCTCTACTTTCTGCTCAACTAAGACAAAGGTGTGGGACCCTGTTGTGGTTGTTGAAGTAAATTCTGCAGGAGTATCGATGTCAACCAGAGAGTGTGACAGATACAGTTTGATTTTATTCTTTGCAGGAAGAACTCTGACATAATACTCACCTTCTGGTAATCCAGAGAGAGCAGTGCCTGATGCTGAGTAATATACTTTGTCGCCAGTTACAAAGGGGACATCACTTCCAAATGAAAGGATGGTATATTTCTCAGTGTTGGAGTTGTATCCTTGCAGAGCACTACTGGTAGCGGATGCTAGTGTTGCTTTCTTTACATCTTGTGTGATTTCGTAAGATGGTAAAGAGTTGGATGCAACATAGAAGTACTCATCTTTCTCATTATAAACATTCTGGACATCACTGGTAACCAGGTCATCACCATACAAAACTGGTGTGCCACTACTACTAGCAGTCTTTAACTTTCTTCTGATAGTATAATTCTTATCAGTGTCTTCAGTAAAACCTGTAAGATTGTTTAGAGTTACATCATGTCCAGAAATACTACCAACAGTAGCATCAGAGTGTGCAACCGTTTCCGTATTACCCTCAAGGATATCTACAGTATCACCTACAGCAAGACTTGACTTATCAATATCAGACCTCAATTCAAAAGTCGATCCACTGATACTCTTTACTTGATATCTGGAGCTGGTGTTGTAAATCCAAGAGTTTGCAAAGATTTGCTTGAATGATGCATCAGACTCTGGATTGGTAATCTTCTCACCAACATTCTTGACATATACTCTCTGACCTTCTGAAGAAAGAAGAACATCACTCTTCAATTCAAAATCAGAGATTACGCCTGTCAGACGGATTTCGACTTTCTTACTGGTGTCTCCGTTTTCATAACCGACAAAGACTTCACTGGTCCTGATTTCATCCTTTACATCAATTGCAGTATCAACACCACTACAACCTAAGAACTGGTTTACAGTCTTTCCAGTGTATGTTACAGTATTGTCACCAGAAATCAGAGTGCCACTAGCATTAAAACCAATCGTAGAATCTACGGTGATGATAGAAGACCCAACAGAAACACTGTTGATTACATTAGTCTTTGGTTGAATATTGAAAGTGCCTTCGATTAAATCTCTATCGTTGTATCCAACAAACAGATTTAACTTATAGTAAGTAGAAATTCCAGACCTGGTAAAGATTTCTACTTCAGATACCGACCCCTGAGTTTCTTCATCAGTCGATTTCTTGATAGTTTGACCAATAAGTTTGGTTGGGTCGCCAGAAATTCTTTCTGCTACAACAACTTCTCTTCTCAAATATTCTGCTGTAGAAGGCTTGAGAAGATAATCTTCAAGGTCAACAACCTTTGGAGTTACACCATACAGTGCATTGAAGAGAATTCTGTATGATTCCTCTGTGCCCTTTGACTCATAGAGACTTCTTGCCTCTTTGACAAAGTTGTTTACATCTAAGTCACTTGTGAAAGCAACATTCTCCAGACCTGGCGTCAGAGAATACTTGAGTTTTTTATAAAACTCTTGCAGAAACTTAGCACTAAGGTTTTCAACCTTGGCACCAGAAGTGTGCGCTGCGTTGCTGGATGAGGAGAATATTAATTCTTCTGGATTGTCATCAGTCCTATAGGAAGTAATACCACTAAATCCTCTTACACATCCAGTGAAAGAGTTTGTGGTGATACCAGTATAAGTGAAAATTTCACTATCAATCTTAAACAGACCATACTGTTCAGGGAATCCCTTCGTCGATGCTACCTCAACTGTATCAGAAGAAGTAGTAATATCTGAAGACAGGGTAGTCTGACCAGTGATAACATCTGGTGAGAGGTTGTCTAACTTGAGATATTGGTCAAGGTTATTAGCAAGGTCTGCTGGAGCACCTTGATATTCCTGAGAAATATAATACTGCTTTAAAAAGTCTACTGCCTTTGGGCTTTCGGAACGTAGAAATTCGGGTAATTGGTTCTCAATAACTTGCTGAACTTTTACCCTCGTCTCAAATCCAGTTTTTATCATCTTATACCCTCTTTAGTTCTCCGTTTAAGTAACTAGAAGTAACTTTGTATCCGACGCCAGAAATCTGTTCGCCAGAGCTAATCGTATCCTTAACCATATTTATGGTGCTATCGGCAACAGAAAAACTCAGATATAGGTCTTTGAGACCGATTACATCGTTAGATTCTGGGTATGCCTGAATCTCAATAATATTGTTTGCTGCTGTCGTAGATGTGATGTTAAGTGTATTGATGATAATCTCACCTTTTGCATAATCTACAGTGCCTGCAGACTTAACAATGACCTTATATTCACCAGTTTCCTCATTCTCTTGGACAACTGAAATGACACCCATGTTGCCAGTTGCATCTGGAGTATCAGTGAAGTAGAATGTGCCACTTCTTCCTGCAAGAGTAAACCCAGTGCTCTTAATATTCAGACCACCAGACTTCTTGTAGAAAGTATTTCCAAAGCACAACTCATACTGTGCAGACTGATTAATAAGTGCTTTCAGGTTTCTTCTGATAATAACACGGGTTACATTAGATGTAATCGCATTATCAACATTATCAATCGTCTGTCCAAGTTTACTATACTTAAATCTACCACCAAACTGATTGATGTTTGATGTGGAGAAAGTATTCAGGGTATCTACAATTCTAGACTTCAAGTCATTGACATTAGAAACCTGAGCATTATTGTAGTAAACTGCAGAGTCAATCTCAACATAAAGGACCTTAAGGTCTACAATCTGCTGATTGATGCCTGACAGTGAGTAATTCTTTAACTTACTCAGAATATTATTCTTGTCGAAGTCAGAGACATAATCACCATTCTTTGGTTTGATGCTGATGATTACATTACCAAACTGTGGTGGGTCTAACTCTTCACCACCAACAACAGAGACTGACTCAGTGTTGGGGTAGATGGATTGGATAATCGCTTCGTAATCGCGTGCTGTAACCGCCCTGTACTGCGATGAATAGATTCTTGGGGCAAAGTATTTGATTGAGTCAATAGACTCGATGTCGCCGCCATTAGAGGCAGCACTGGTGGTGGTTACAGATGCACTGGAAAGTGCAATAACATTGTTAGATGAGTCAACAACACGACCTGAGAAGGCAAAATTCGATGGTCCATTACCATCTTTACCATCAGTGACGATGTATGAGACCGTAATGACTGACTGATTCTCTAATTTCTTGCCAAAGAAACCGTCACCAAACAGCAATTCATACTTTTCGTCCTGAACTTCCTGAATCAGATAGGTTTCTGATGTTGATTTGACATTCAGGATATTGTCAATCAGTGAATATTCTCTTCCAAGACCCGTTTCGCTAGGTCCTTTGACATATGCAACGATTGTTGAGGTGTCAATGAAGGAATTATTGAGAATAAATCTCTGGTCCAGTGAGCCATCAACAGTAAAAATGTTTTTTAGGAAAGTTCCTTGATATATTTCGATACCTGAGAATGATGCCTTCCCATCTTTCACCGTAGTAGTGATGCTTTCTGGGATTGAGAAGACAAAACTAGTGTTATTTGACGACGCAACGCACACTAGACCCTCCACTAAGGTCACTGTAGGAGTGTCTGCGCTAGTTTCTACATTAATCGTCACAGTCGCCTTAGCGGCGCTCCTGGAGCGAGGTACGTATCCGATATTTCTTGCTAACGATACGACATTTTCCCTCAATGTTGCCGAATCCAAGAAGGATTCATTGACAATCATGTTGGAATTGAATGCCGTGATGTAGGTATTATACGCTAGAGTGTCGATTAAGACCGAAAAGTTGGACCCTTCAAAGTCAAAATCCGTAAAATTGGAGTTTGCACGAAGATAATCCTTAATTTGCGCCCTTATCTGGTCAAAATCGAGGTTTGTAAACTTAGTAAAAGGCATATTATCTTGTTGCCTCTAGGATGAATGTAAATTCTTGTACTGGAAAGTCCTGACCGATGATATCAAAGACGATATTACACTCAAAAGTGTTGGTATCTGGTTGTGGATTGACCTGAACCTCAACATTTGCCACTCTTGGCTCGAAATTTTCGATTGTAGTCAAGATTTGCTCTTGAATTATGGTCGCAGTGCCATAATCAACGAAGTCAAATAAACTAGAACGCACATCAGACCCCAAAAGAGGTTGAAAAAATCGCTCTGTAGGAATAGTTTCCACTAAATTTCGCACAGAGCGACGTATTGCATTCTCATTCTTGAGGACTGGTAGGTCCTTTGTCACCGGATGAGGGTCAAATGACAAACTAATGTCCTTAAATGCTCTTGATATCCGTGTGACTGCCATTGGTCAGAAGGTTTTCTTGACTTATTTATGCTTAAGACCAAGGATTTCCGTAATTTGGCTCTGTTCCATACTCCCAATCATCATAATCATCATCATTTCTGATTTTCTCATGAAGTTGGGACTGTTTCTTTAGGTCGTGTGTCTTCTCATAGTCCATAATTTCTTGAAGAAACTCTTTCTTCTCCTCATTCACATTGATTTTTTGCATTGAACCATAGTCTGAGGCGAGACGATTCGTGCCCCACATCTCTTTCATGTAGTCTGAGTTTCTATCGACAGGTGAATTTCCCATTTTAGCTCCTGTTTTATACAAAACAGAACTTTTAGAGGGGTTGCTATCCCTTGTGTCATATTTATTTTCATAAAAAAAGGGGGGTATACACCCCCTCCTGATATCAACCCTTTCCTTGTCCGCGATATTTCTTCTTCGCCTTATTGCGAGAGGTAGCGGCGCACTTGGTATGAGCACCCTGCCCTTGACGAGTTTTCTTCGGAGCACCCTCCACATAACCGCCGCCCTTACGAATAGCCATAATCAATACCTCTTAGTAATTTTAGTTTCAAGATTTTCAGGTCTTGGAGAACCTGTCCGATAAAACTCTATCGACAGGTCCTCCATAATATCGAAATACTCCTCCTGTGTCAAGTTCTTATGTAAAACTTTATTCTTATGGAGAATTGTATACACCTCTGACATTGTATCAGATAATTCTTGACTTTTCGTGTCCAACTCTGATGCGAGGGTCACACCAAATCTCAAAACCTGCTGCGATTGCATCCAGACAGAAACTTACATCTTCCCCACACATATCTTGCACTTCTCCAGATTCAAAGACCTGCATCTTCGGTGCAAACCATGGATACTTCATCTCACTATGCTCAAACACTCCGTGCTTGATAATCAACCATCCAAATCCAACATAGTCACATGTGAAAGGTTTCTTACGACGAGACATCGTTTCCAGTGTCTCATGATTCATTACTCCACCATTGTTTCGGAAATCATCTTCCTCCATCCAGTGTGCAACAGAAGTCGTTTGCCCGTCCTCCGTACAATACCAACCACTGGAAATATCCTGGTCCAACAAAATCAACTGATAAAACTTCTCAGTGTTAAACACAATATCACTATCAATCCATAACTGATAATCATACTGCAACTTTCCATCCCAAGGCACTTGGTCGGGTCCACGCAATACATTAGCGCCAAGACACTTACATCGTGCGAAATTCACCATCGATGAATAGTCTTGACTAATCTGAATACTTCCGCCTGCTTGCACAATGTCAAAACACAATTGCACAAAATTTTTCAGAAATGTATACGAGACTCCACGACCGGGTAGACAGAATACAATCGTCTTGCCGCGAATCATACTCCGCGCCTTGTCGTAATCCCACTCCTGCTTCTCTGTAGCGTTTTGTTGCCCAGTGGGTGCCTTTGCCTTTACAGTAAATCCTTTAGCCATAAGAATGTGTTGTTACTCAACTATCATACAGTAATTTATGAAGGCAGTCAACCCTTCGGATTGTGCATTAACCCTTCACTTCAGTAATCATAATAGACTCTCCGTCAACCTCCATATTAACCTCCGTGCCCTCATACCACCCAAACTCACTCATTACCCACTCAGGTAACGTTACATAATACTCCCCAGTTACAGGGTCAACCTCTACAGTCGTAAAATTTTCTCCGGGATTTTTTTGCATTTCAGGTTTTTGCGTTTCCTTTTTTGTTTTATATAGAGCTGTCGAGCGTAACACTTTATAGCTTAGAGGGACCCATGGTTTTATGAACCGCCTAACGCGCCGCGTTACAAAATATAATAATATAAAACAACTGCCAAATCACGCACACATAGGTATAACAAAGGGGGCACAGACTGCACCCCCTGAGTATAACTTATCAGATGAGAACTTCAGTGGGGAGAGGAAGGAATTGCAGATACTTTTGAGCGGGTTTGATGATACCCATTTGAGAGAGAATGCAATCCTCTTCACCCACAATCAGTTGCAGTTGAGAGAAAGAATCCTTACGCCCAGAAGATGCTGCCCACACGTTAGATTCGGTGAGGTTAGTATCAATCAAAACCATGCCGAAAGTATCAATCTGATTGGCGTTGAAGGTGTACTTAATGCTCCACACCAGGTTAGTTTTAGCACCACCAAAGTGAGAGGTTTTGTTACCCGTAGCAAAAGAGGATTTGCTAGCGCCTCCCATTAACTTAAACTCAACAGGTTGCCCTTCGATGATATAATCGTAACCTGCCACTTCTTCACGCTTGCCGTTGATACCCAACTCTTTAATACCTGCCTCAATGATCTCATTCACGATGTACTGGAAGATCTTCGTGAAGTCTGCAGTTTCCATGCCGCTATCTTTAATCTGCTGGAGAGTCTTACCATACAGGCGGAACTCTTCAGCAACGTAGCGGTTGGTTTCTTTGATAACGTAAGCGGTGAGGGTTTCCAGAGTAGCGGTGAGGGTCATGAGTCAGAAGCGGTGGAAGGTCCGTTGCCCTCCGTTGGAATTAATATACAGGAACCAGGAGGGCACCTACCGGACCTTGTACCACTAGG